GATGATGAGCCCGATCGGGCCGACCGCTCCGGCCATCGCGATGCCGACTGCCTTCGCGGCAGTAGCTAGCGCGCCGAACGTCTGGACCATCGTGATCACGCTCGATCCCAAGGACACAAGAGCAAAAAGCGTCTTGCCCGCGATGATCGCCCCAAGTCCATAGAGGACGGTATTGAAGCCGCCCAGCGCGTTGAAGGCGCGGATCGCGTAGTCTGCGATAGTCAGCAGGCCGCCGACGATTCGCTCGAAGTCTATCTTGCCGAAGGCCTCTGCAAACCGCTCGGCGACGCCCGCGAATCGCTCGCTAAAGGCCTCACGGTTCGTGACAATGATGCCCTGCAGGCGATTGGCCATCGCGCTCACTGTCGGCACGAGAATCGAGCCGATCGTGCGACCGACGGAGGAAATCACCATCCGGAGATTGGTGAGATCGTCCGTGAGCTTTGCGGCCGCCGCCGTGTCTTCGTCCGACATGATGATGCCGAGAGCGCGAGCTTCTGCGGCCATCTTGTCGAGACCCTCAGCACCTTCGGTGAGAGCAGGCAGGATCTTGCGACCGCTCTCGCCCATCGCGGCCATCGCCATCTTGGCACGCAAAGCCGGATCTTCGTTGCGCTTGAGCGCGTCCGAAAATTCCCTGAAGAGGACTTCTGTCTTCTTGACGTCGCCGTTGGCGTCACGCACGCTGATGCCGAGCTTCTCGAAAAGCGTGAAGGCATCAGAGCTCGTGTCGAGCCCGTTGGCAATCTCTGTGACGTGCTCGGAAAAGTCCTTGAGCGCGTCCTCGAGGTCCTCAGGCGCGGCACCAGCACGCGTAGCAGCGTAGCTCCACTCCTGCAGGCGCTCGGAAGACAGACCGCATCGAGCGGCCATCTTGTCGAAAGCGTCGCCTGTGGACGCGAAGTCACTGATGCTTTGCTGAAGCGAAAAGCCGACAGAAGAGGCGGCCGCGAGAAGCGGACCGGAGAGCTTCTCGCCGAGCTCCTTGGCCTTGTCCCCAACGTCCTTCATTGACGAGGAGAAAAGCGCCATCTGGCGCTTGAGGCTCTTGAAGTCGGTCGATTCGACGATCTTCTTCAGGCCCGTCCACTTTTTTGAAAAAGCCTGGATGACCGGCGCGGCAGTGTCGCGCACGGCCAGTACTGCTGTCAGGCGAAAATCCTTACCTGCCATCTAGCTCCTCCTGGATGCGATTCCACTGCGCCGTGTAAACAGACAGTTCAGAAAGCGGCATCTGAAGAAAGCTCTCCGGGGAGAGCTTCCAACAGTACGCCAGATCGAAGCAGCGCTCGATCAGATCGCTCAGATCGTCTGCGCCGAATCGCCGAAAAAACCCACGACCGTCCAAGTGAGGGCCGTGAAGTCGCTGACGGCGAGCTTGTCAACCGCGCTCGGCGGAATCTTGCCGAGCTTCGAGACATAGGCCGCGCAGATCTTCGTGATCGGCTGGGGCATGCCGCTCTCCGTGAGAGAGAACGGCAAGCCAAGCTCACGCACCATCTTCGTCGTCGGCTCTGCGAGCTCGAGCTCAGTGATGCTCTCGCCCGCGTGCTCGATCGGAGTCTTGAGCGTGTAGATCATGCGAGATCTCCGTCAAGACCCTCGAAGCGAAGAGAGACCGTGCCGTCAACGGGCTTGAAGGCCGCGTCGCCGACGAGATACGCGTCGCTCAGCGTATAGACCATGCCATTCGCGCACTCGGCGGTGATGGTCATCGCCTCAGACTCGACGAGGGTGCTCGTCGGGAAGTCAGCGGTCACGATGAAGTCGCCCGCGATGTACGGAACGTTGACCGTCTCCTTGAAGCCGACGGGGCCGCCGGTCGAGGACATGCTCTCGCGAGTGACCTTGGCCATCGGGAACTCGAGGTTGCCCTGGAGCTCGAGCTGCTGACCGTCAACCTTGACGTAGCAGGTGCCTGCAATTTTCTTACCCATGGTTTACTCCTCGCTGTACTGCAGACGGAACTGGTTGAGGAGCGCGAAGATCCTCAGCTGATTGACGTAGTCGGGCGGGAACAGGACGTCAAGGCGGTTCGGATTGTCCGCGTTGCGCTCGACGATCAGATGCGCCTTGAAGAGGTCGCGGTTCTCGCAGATGCCCTTGAGCTCGAGGCGCGCGTACTCGGCGACAAGCTCGCCCTTGATGACGGACGGCGTCACGATGGCCTGACCGGCACCGTAGCGCGTGCCATCATCGGCAAGCTTGTGACGAGCGTACTTGGACGTGATGATGCTCTTGAGCCTGCGCAGGATGTACGCAGACGTGTGAAGCGTCTCAGAGTCGAGATACGAAGCGTCCGCGTCGCCCATGCTGTTGCGCTGGTACGTCGTGACAGCACGTTCAATCTGCACCGTGCCGCTCACCGTCGTGAGCGTGGCGATGCCGGACTCAAGGAGCGTCTGACGCTCAGTGAGGATGAAGCGCTTGCCGACCGGAGAGGCCATCACGCCCGTGAGGGCACCAGTCTGCGTCGGACGAGCCGGATCGGCACTGATGAAGACGGCCGTGCGAGCCAGGTAGGCAGCGAGGACTTCTTCGACGGCGGTCGGCATGGCAGGCTCAACGCCCACGATGGTCGCGTGCTGATCGTTGCGGGCCGTGCCGAAGCTCTTCAGGGTGTTGATGTCGCCACGCTTTGCGGTGTAGACGTGACCGAAGAGCATGCGGTACGGGGACCAACGGCCAGACGTGTCGTTCATCTCGGTCTGGAAGGCGTCGAGGACGGCCGTGTCGGCGTAAGGACAGCCAATGAAGTCGTAGGCTTCATCGCCCATCGCCTTGATCGCATCCGCAACTTCCGGATCGACAGTGCCGCCGTTCATCGCGGTGATCTTAACTGAGATGCCGGCAGGCATCGCTTCGCCGTTAATCATGCCGCGGAGGTTGACGCCGAGCTGAATGCCGTTGCCGACAGTGCCCTTGGTCTTGGCTGTGAAGGTCACGACGCCGGAGACGGCACCAGCAGTCACGGGGAGATCCTTCTTGAGAGAGATCGCGTCGGAGAGAGCGGTCGCAACCGTCTCGCCCGCGTCGCCCGTCTTGACAGCGACCTGAATGCGTTCGCCGCCGACATAGAAAGACAGGGTGCCGGCTTCAAGAGCCTCACCCTTCACCTCGGCCTTGCCGGTGGCAGCGCCTGCGGACAGACCGTCCTTGACCGGGATGCAGACGAGCTGACCGAAGCTATCGACCGTGCGATAAGCCTCGACCATGCGTGCCAGCATCGAGCCGCGACCAAAGAGCTTCTTGGCCATGGCCGCAGTCGATACCGTCACGGGGACACCGACTTCGGCAGTGCCGTCAAGCATCTGCCCGATGAGCAGAGACTTGGACTCGTCCGTCGGCGTGGCCGCCGCGCTGTTGTCCATCTCGGCATAAAAAAGCGGCACTCGGATGCCGCTCGGAATCGTGTTAAAGCTAACGCTCATAAGTATTCACCTCTATATGGCCTTCCAATATCCCGTCAGGCTCGCCCTTGGTGGTTGATGGATCGATGCAGTCGACATCGATGTCCGCGCCTTCGAGTTCGGGCAGGGCATTGAGTTCGACTTCTTGGTACGTGTCGCTCGTGTCGAGATAAGTCTCGAAAGAGAACTCGAGCTGGTACGCCGCGCGGGCGTCGTCCATGTAGATCAGAGAGCCCCCCTCGAAGATGATTGGACCGTGCTCGTCGCGCGGTCGCATCGTCCAGGAGAGGATGCCCTTGAAGACCTCCGGCTTGAGAAGCTCGATCCACCTTCCTGCGTCCTGACCTCGCTCGTCCGCATAGTTCGAGACGAGCAGGATCACCCCGAAGACGTTCGTCACGGTTTGGTAGTAGCCGACCGCGTCATCCATCGGGCCCGCGTCTTCCCTGAGAGGGACGACGTAGGCTGCAGGAAGCGGAGGCGACTCGTCTTCAGTGAGTCCCGCCCACTGAGCCGCGCCAGCAACGCGCGTGCCGAATGTCGGACAACGCACTCGAAGCGCTTTGATGATTGGGTCAAGAGTCATGTCTCACTCACTTGATCGCGTCGCCCAGCGCATCGAAGATCTGGTCTTGCAGAGCCTTCGACTTCTCTTGAGCGGCTTCTGGGATGAAGTTTTTGCGGGGCGCAGCGACCTTGACGCCGCCACGAGCCTTGTGCTTGCGCGCCTGATCTGCCGTCTCGGTGCCCGGGCCTCGATGGCCATAGACCACAAAGGCGGGGTAGTACACGGGCATATTGCTTGTCTTGGTCGGGTAGACCGCAACCGAGTAGCCCGACTTGGAGACCTTGGTCCGGATCGACCTCGACATCTCGCCCGTCTGACGGCCCGGAAACTGACCCGCTTCAGAAACAGCACGACGACTGATCTTCTTGCGGGCAAGTTTGCGGACCTCGTTGCCCGCCTTGCGGAGAGCAACTTTCAGCGGCTTCGGGTCGTAGTCAATTGCCTTGAAGCCAGGATCTACGCGGCATGCTACAAGCATCGGTCTTTTCCTCCACATCAAGCACAGTGAAACGGTCAAGACCGCCAAGATCAGCTACACGACGAAGGCGATAAATCACGCCTTCGATCATCAGCTCGGTCACGCCCTTGAAGTCTCGAGGACCAGTGCGACCGGGCATCGAGCGAACAATCACACGATGCGTCACACCGGACTCGATTTGCTTCGAGCCGAAGTAGATGCAGGATCCGACCGGTTCAAGCTTCCCCCACACGACATCTTCGCGAACAGACGCTTTGGAAAAACCGAGGCGTTCGTCAGGCACAGACATCGTGTGAAAGATCTTGATGCGCCGATTCATCTTTCCGATTTCAGGTCGATTCATTTCCAAGTCCTAAAAGGATCAAGCAAAGCGTGAAGCCCTGGCAAAGGTGTTACGGCACATTCGACCGTTGCTTCACGATGCTCGTAGTAATGACCGACTTGAATCAGAATCCAATGCCTGATTGCGGCAGGAACGTCGGAAGGTTCAGCGCCATAACCGACAGTCCCTTCTCGCGTTATCAGGCCGCGCTGTAGCTCGTGCTCAGCCATCTGGGTAGCGGAGAGACACAAAGCCTCAATCAGCGCATCGTCAGCGGAGTGATCAACGCGGAGATGAAGCTTTGCGTCCTCGAGCGTCACAGCTGACTTCGCCGTAGACGTGTCAATCATGACGCCTCCTTACTTAGGCCGTAGGGAGCGTGAGAGAGCCGCCGACGAGAGCCTTGGTACGTTCGACACCGAAGCCGAGGCGGCGTTCAGCACGGATCGTGACCAAGTTCTTCTGGACATTGTCGGAATCCTGCTCGAAGAGTTCGACGGTCATGCCCTGACGGTTCCAAAGCGTAGCGGCCTGCGTAAAGTCGCCGACGAGGAACTTGCCAGCGGTAATGGCTGGCGTCGTCCAGACCGGAAGGCCCCAGAGATACTTCGGAGCGACAGAAACCGGATGACCGAGGTAGTAGTCACCAGAGGCATTCTTTTCCATCTGCATGTTCGTCCAGTCAGCCGGATTCAGAAGAATCACGTTCGGACGGAAGAAAGCCTGTTCGACCTTGGACTTGGCCATGAGGATGAGGTCGAAGCTCGTCGGATTCTTCGGGAGCTGAGCAAGCTTCGTAATGCCGTGATCCGTGAAGTTGCCGGAGGTAAGAATGCCGCTGAGGTTCTGGCCCGTGCCGTTGCCGGTGACGAGCTGATCTTCGACGACAAGATCGACGCCGTACACAAGACGCTGATTGATGTAGGCGACAAGAGCCGGAGCATCGGCCATCAGCTGCTTGGACACGCGAGCAAGGTGAGCGATCGTCTTGATCGTGCCCGTCTTGGTCTCGACGGCGGTAGAACCAAACGGCTTCTGAGCGCCTTCAGCAACGAATGCCGCGCCGTTGACGTTCTCGGCTTCCTTTTCCTGGACGTATTCAAAAGCGTTCGTGGTAATCGGGAGCGTCGGGAAGAGACCTTCAATCGTGAGCGGACGGAAAGCACCAGCGAGGATGCCCGGACGACGGTACGCCTGAACGATGCCACCTGTCGGCGTCGTGATCGGATTGACCGCTTCCTTCTTGTCAAACGTTTCAACGAGTTCGACACGAGCCTTCTGGGCAGAGCCGTCGCGGAAGGCCTTGAAGCCGTCGGCATCGACGACGTTGTCGCCAGCCGTCTTAACTTCGGCTTCCTGCTTGGCAGCCACACCCTTCTGCTGAAGTTCGATCAGCTGACGAGAAAGCTTCGTCTGCTCTTCACCGAGGCGCTTCAGCTCAGCAGCGTTCGACTTGCTGGTCTCGTCCATCTTGCCTTCGACACGGTCGAGGGCTTCCATCACTTGCTTGATTTCATCAGCCATAGTTTCACCTTTCATTTAGGAGAGAGAAAGCTCAAGCTTCTTGACTCGCTCGAGCAGTTGAGTTGCCATCTTTTCCTCTTCCTCAGACTCCCTCTGAGAAGCGAAAAGCTTCTTGGCTTTTGCGACGATGGACGTCGCGGTCGACTTAGAGAACCCGCCTGCCTCCCGCAGGAAGTTTTCAAAGTCACGAATGGTTTGAAGTTCGTCGATCTCTTCGGAGCGGATTTCGGAGACGCGAGCGTCGCCGTCCGCCGGGAAGTTCACGATGGAGATCTCATAGAGCTTGGAGACCGACTTGATGATGCGACCGCCGTCCTTCTTGCGCTCGTAGTCGCCTTCGGAAAGACGGAAGCCGATCGATAGCCCGTCAACAGTCCCGTGCTTCATGGCGGCCAGAATGGCATCAGACTGAGGATTGCCTGGCGTCAGTTCCCCTTCAACCAACAGCCCCTTCTCGTCCTCAACCGCAGAGAGCCACTTACCTACCGGAAGCCCCCAGTCATGAGCGAAAAACATCTTCGGCATGCCGTTGTCGGCCAAGGTCTTCAGATATGCTCCCGGCAAAATCGTGTCGCCGTAACTGTCATTCCCGTTAAACGTCGAGGCATACCCCCTGAACTTACGGGTGTTGCCTTCGAATCTAAGCTCCACGCTTTCAAGTGGAAGACTTTTGAAAATCGTCATCATTGCCTCACTGGTGTTCCGTCTTTTGGAGAAGATCCGACGCGAGTCGCCTCTCCCAACTTGTCAAGCGGGACCAGGTTCGATTGTGCTGTGAGCGCGTCACCTCCCTCCACGGGTGGTAGGTTCTCGAGACGGCGGATCTCGTTGCGGCTCATCGCACCGTTCTGTGCCATGGTTGAGTAGAACTGCGCTCGCTCCTGCGGCGTCGTGCGCAGGAAGCCGTCGAGTTTGAACTCGATCGTCATATCAACATCGGTGATGGAAATCAGGCGTCGGCTCAGCGCCTGCTCGAGCTGTTTGCAGAGCGGTCCGATCGTGAACTTGTGGAAACCCTCAACGATCTGGGCGATGCCGCTGCCCCAAGTGGTCTGCGCATTCGAGCCGACCAGGACGCCCGGCACCCCGAACCATCGGCAGATCTCTTCGACGCTGAACTGGCGAGTCTGCAAAAGCTGAGCGTCGGCCGGCGTGAGCGAGAGCTGCGTGTACTTGAGGCCGCGGTCGACCACGTACAGACCGCCGCCCTTTGCAGTCATTCCCTTGAAGCGTTTGCATACCGCCTCCAGTTGCTTGTCATCAAGCGTCGAATCAGTGTAGAGAACGCCGGACGGTTTCGATCCGGATCCGTAAAGACGCGTCGCGTTGTCCTGAGCAGAGATCGCCTCATCCGTCGTGGCCCGCATGTACTCGAGCTTCGAGAGTCCGATGAACCCATTGCCAAGGCCCTTCCAATGAATCATGTTCTCGGGCGCGATTACGGAGATTGACCCGTCCTGATAGTACGTGTAGACCTCACCGCCTTCGACGATAGACACCTCCATCTGATCCGGTGAGAGCGGGATCAGAGCTACCGGCTCTCCCTCGCCGTCTCGAATGATCTGGGCGTAGGCATTGCCTCGTAGCATGCGGTTGACGACCATCGCAGAGATGAACTCGTTTTGCGTCATCCAGGCATTTGGACGGTCATGAAGCAGCATCCACAGACGGCTTTGCTTGTCTGGATGGCGGCCGCCGTCAGCCGTATCGCGGTAGACGTAGAGTGGCAGCGTGCTGATGGTCTGAGCAAGAAGCTCGACGCATGCGAAGACTGCAGAGATCTGCAGGGCCGCGTCCGGCGTGACCGTCTTCGTCTGCTCGATGATGGGCGAGACCGGCATAGGGATCTGCTGCCCGGACGCAGTGCCGAGCGGACCGCCCCATCCGGCCACCCAATTGATCAAACGTTTTACGAACATTCCTACCACTCAATAAATACGGACTCCGAAGAATCCTCAATGTCGTCGAACGGATTGGCTTCATCCGCCGTGCTGGAGATCCCCAGAGCCATGATCAAGGCGACTACGCCGTCGATCTTGTTCTCATACCTTTCCTTCCTTGGAAAGATGTTGTCCTTCGCATCGAGCTTGGCCACGACGTTACCCATCATCCATCGGAGAACGGGATTCCCGTCATGGTTCACGCGCTTGTCCTGGACCAGCGCCTCGAGCGACTTCATCGGATCCGAAAAGTTCTGGACCGTGTTCCGATACTCGACCATAGGAGCACCGTCGTTCCCGAGGTTAGTAGCGAGCTGCAGCGCGTTCCACGGGTCATAGGCGATGCCCTTCACATCAAAGCGTGACAAGTCGTCACGGATATCCTCTTCGATGCGGGCGAGGTCCGTCATCGCACCGCCGGATTGCGTGATCCAGCCTTCCTCGACCCAACCTCGATACTGAGAGTTGGTCGACTTCTCGACGGCGGCCTCAGGCAAATAAAAGTCGGCGAAGACAACGAAGGACTTGCCGACCGGAAAGAGAAGCACCTTGGCCGTGACGTCGTTCTTTGCTCCGACGTCCAAGCCGATGTAGCAGGGCTGACCTTCGAAGTCGCTTCGATCGACATTGATCTCGCCCGCTTCCCAGGCCTGCATGTCCATCCAGGCCGACGAAGCGGAGCACCAGATATTCAGGTGCTTGGTCTTGAAGTTGTTGACCGCGCTCAGAAGCGCGATCGCCTTCTTCATCAGGGAGGTGATGATTTCAGGACGTACGGAAATGCCCCAGTTCGGGTTCGCCTTCTCCAAAGCTTCGACCGTCGTCCAATCGTCGCCTTCATCCAGACCGTAGATGATCCCGAACTGCGTCTCGTCCACGACGCTCTTCTCGAGCACCTTCGTGACCATCGTTCGAACTTCGTAGCAGATGCCCGACGTATCGAACCCCGCCGTCGTAATGACGAACATCAGCGAGTTCTTGCGCTTGCCGGTCGACGTTTCGACCACGTCGTAGACGGCTCGCGTCTTGTGGGCGTGCAGCTCATCGATGATGGCCAAGTGAGTATTCAAGCCGTCAAGGGTCGAGCCTTCTGCGGACTTCGCCTGAAAGGTCGAATTGCTGGTCGGCACGTAGAGCGCGTTCGCCAGCACCTGAAGCCCGAACTTGTTCCGTAGCGGCGCATTCCGCTCAGCCATCACCTTCGCGTCACCGAAGACGATCTTCGCTTGGTCTCGCGTGGTGGCGAAGCTGTAGACCTCGGCACCGCCTTCGCGGTCGGCGACCAAGCAATAGAGACCGACACCGCTAAGCAATGTCGAATTGTGCGTTTGAATGAACCCTCTGGTGGCAAGATAGCAATGGTCTGGCGAATCAACTTCAATGCATCGAACTGGCACAGACTCAACCTTGTCGCACCGAACAATTTGACGGTAATCCTGCAAGCTACGCTTCGCCGGACGTTCCCGCATACGTTCCAACTTTCTTGTCAGCTTGAATACAGGCACATCCTTGTACGCATGGAACAGAATCCTATAAGCAACGCCGCACGACTTACTAGCAATTGCTGTTTCCTTTTCCATGATGCGCGGCCGCATGCCAAGAGACGAAATCAACGCATACACGTCATAAGCGATTCGCTTATCTTTTTGAACAAACTCACACTGTCCCTGACCCTTACTGATGAAGCCATCCGTATCCATCAAGCCGCGCAACAACTCAAGACGCTGTTCCTTTGATGCAAACAAGTAGTCAGAAGGGATGTGCTTATTTCCAAGGACGCCCAGTGCTTTTAACTGACTATGAAATGTTCCGTGACGTACGCCCTTTCGTCCATCGCTGAGTGACCAGGCATAGTTGCCATTAACTTTGTGAACAGGGTACCCCAGAGCCACGATTCGTTCGATGGTTTCTGCGTCTGCACATGTAAATCGACAACCCATAGAGGCACCATCGCCAAGCCATAAGCCAAGCATGTACGGATGAATAGGAAGGCACTTCTCTTGGACATCGAACGGAGCGGCGACCTTAATCCGGTGATTCCGATCGCCATGACAATACAGTGTCCGTGCGATTTCCTCAGTCGTCTTGACGGTCGGCTTCGGCCCAGCGTGTTTTCCCACGCGTCCCTTCAACCGGTCTCTGTCTCTACGGCTGTCGGTTACCCACTGGTGATAAGCATCGGCGACAATAACTTCGCCGGTTGAGAATTCAACCTCGTAACACGGTCTGTCATTCATCACCTCGGTCGCAGCGACGATCTTGCACGGCTTGCCATCGGACCCGAAAACATAATCCCCCACCTTTAGATCTTTCATAAGACGAAAACCTGAGGGAGTTGGGATCTCAGTATCTAGGGCCAGCGCCTTTCCATTCCCACGCGGTACCTCAACGTAGGCGCGACGATAGCGTCGGCCGCCGTCATCCCGGCGACGCCAACCAAAGGCCGTTGTCAGGGTGAAAACCTGCCACGGCTCAAGATGGATGCGAGTGCCGGCAAGCTCACCCTTCGTATGGGTGAGAAGCTCGATGAACTTACAGACTCGATTGGCCTCGTTTTCGTCGAAAACATATAGAGACCTGTCGCCGGCATATGTCTTCAAGTCGGTCAGTTGCCGATCTACGGCCAGCTTCACCCACTTGCAGGCTGGAATCTTCCCGCCAAGAACGTCGGCGGCGTACTGCCTGGCGATCCCGCAATAGTCTCTAGAAGCCATCGTATTCGTCCTGCTCCTCTTCTTTTGCATCAACCTTCACACGCGCGCGCGAGACAGGCGTAAATCCGAGCTCTTTTTCGCAGGCTGCGAGCACCTGCTGAATTTTCACGAGTGCATTGAAAAGCGGATTCAACTGCACCCCCGCCTCACTCGTCAGCACCATGTCTTCGTGGTCCAGCTGTTTCGCGATCTTGCGGTAAGTCGCGTAGTTTCTTGCCCAGCGCTCAAGCACCGTTGCGTCTAGAGCCGTAAGGACTCCACGAGGTGCGCAAGTGATTGCGAGTTGCCACGCTTCACGTGCATCTTTCGTCAGGCCGACAGGCGGCGTAGTAGTCAAAGTCGCGTCAGTGACTGCGATTTGCCGAGCGCGTCGACACGGCTGGAGCGTGCCAGTCGCGGCTTTCTCGGCGTCTGATTTTCTCGGACGGGGCATCAAAAACTCCACGAAATGCACGTACAAAAATTGAGCTGGGGGCGCGGTCTAGAGCCAACAAGGCGGTCACTTTTGACCCGCCCCCACCGACGGCTGGCATACAGCCTCAACTACCGCTACTAAAATGGACTCACGAGCATCTTTCAAAGCGAAAGTCTTGTCGACGAGTCCGCCAAGATCAATAGCTCCACCAGCGGCGGCAAACTCTACGCTTGACTCAATCTCTTTCAAAAGAGTCTTTGCTCTATCAATCTCTTCAAAGGCTTTAGCCAGCGACTTCGTTCTTTCTTTAACTGACATACATCACCCCAAGCAATGCGTGTTTATAAGCAACCCGTTTTTCAAGAATCGTCATTCACATGCCCACACTGCGGCATAAGCGCTGAGATGCACTGGTCTGTCGTCAAAAGGTACCGACCCGTTTTGATCGGATCGATCACATCTGAGACCTTTCCAACCTCTGAAATCGCAGTCGCTCAATGCAGAGACTGCGAAAAGCTTTCCGTTTGGATTAATAAAGCCATGGTCTACCCAGAGGCCTGCGGAGCGGAACCCCATGACGACATGCCTGAGCAAGCAAAGAAGACCTTTCGTGAAGCGCAGAGCATTCTTGGCAAATCACCAAGAGGTGCCTGCATGATGCTTCGCTTGTGCGTAGAGCAGCTACTCACAGAGCTTGGATACGAACAGAAGAACCTTGCTGATAAGATCAAGGCCGCAGCGCCTGAAGGCTCTCCATTACGAAGCATCCTCAACGCGTGCAGACTTGCCGGAAATGAGTTTGTTCATGCCGGCACCTTTGAAGAGCTAGACAAATCGGGACTCCAACCAGAATTAATAGCCGACGCCCTTTCAACTTTTATTAATCAAGCTGTTCTTCAACTTGTCAGCATTCCAAAAGAAGCTAGGGAAATTGAGGAGCGTTTCCAGCCAAAGCGTAACGGCTAAAACTGATTCCCAAAACCGCCATCCTCACGCGCCGTCTTGCGCGAGTGGCACTCATGGCATAAAGGTTGGAGGTTTTCTTCGTCCCACATGAGGAAAGGATTCCCCTTGTGCGGCCTGATGTGGTCGACGTCGGTCGCCAACTTGATAATCCCGCGCTTCTCACACTCAACACATAGCGGATGCGCTGCCAGGATTCGAGCTCGAATGCGCTGCCACTTGTAGCCGTAGCCTCTGGCTGTCGAGCTACCTGTGCGCTTTGTCCTGTGCGCTTCTCGCTCAGCTTTCATTTGAGCGTCACGAGCACTGCCCTTCTCCCAATGCAGGTCACAGTATTTCTGACCGAGAGCTACTGGCTTGCGACAGCCGGGATACTTGCATATCGTTAAGAAGGGCATACCAAACAAAGACAAAAGGAGATTTGATGAACAGAGATGAAATCTTGCGAAAAGCCGTTCAGGTTCACCCGCAAGGGCCGCTAGAGATAAAGCCGCGAAGCATCTCGCAAAGAGACAGAGAACTGGCTGAAGCCAGCGGGCGCCTGCTTGAGAAGAGGCTCGACAAGATCGAAGATCAGCTCAAGGAGTTCAAACCCTCACCAATGCGAGACTTCTTGCTGTGTACGCTTTCAGCCGTCGTTAGCGGCCTGATTGTCTTTTCGATTCAACAGCTTGTCTCTAACTCGAAGCAGGAGCCACAGATAAGCGCCGAAAGAAACACCGATGACAATGCTAAAAAACAAAATGAGAATGTCTTGGACAAGCATCAGAAGCCACTCCGCCTACAAAGGATCGAAAACGTCACCGTTCCCGAGAAAGCCCCAACGAATGCCGAGAAGATTAACCAGTAGTTCATATTCAGAACCTAAGGCAAAGAAATAGCGGCTTATTGAGCCTGCTGAACAGGCTTTCCGTCAGAGCCGACAGGTACGTAAACGACCTGCGGTTGCTGAGCTTGTGCCGGCTGCTTCGGTTCGTCGTCCTTTGTCATCACGTCGTAGATGGCATTGCCAGCCATCGAGCCTGCGGCGGCCCCCATGACAGACGACCAGAAGCCGCCACCACTGGAGGCAGGGGCCTGATTCACAGTCTGGTTGACAACGGTCGTATTTTTCTTCACGACGGTCGTGCTCTTAGGTGCATAGGTTCTGGCCGGAGCAGGACGGGAGAAAGATCGACCGCCGCTAAAGCCTCGACCACCTCGTGCTTCCGCAGCTGTAGAAACGAAAAAGGCGACCGCAATGGCCGCCACAATAGCTTTCTTCATAGGTAACCCAAGTAATTAGAGAGGGCGAGGATTTCTCCCCGCCCCGACCTCGGAGCAAACTGCCCTAAGGTAGCGAACCATCAATAGAAAAAGGGCGGCCTCTTTCGAAGTCGCCCTTTTCGTCTTTCTTCGGAGTTTCTCGATGTCACCCTTGCGGCCGCGACTCAGAGAAGAACTAGCGCCTTGAGCGCTTGCTACAGATACACTTCGGCCTGCGCGTGCGCTCATTTTGGCTGATTCACAGCTTCGTACTAATTCATGAGCAAAGTATAGAGAACCCGTTTCAAGGTCTGCACCCCTCTTTTTACATCTGCTTACACTAAACAGCAAAAATCTTGTTCAGGCATCGTAGATCCGACGGAGCAAGTTCCCTAGCAGCCACTCGGCAGCCATCAGATCATCGGCTGCATGGCGCCTACTCGTCCCCGCTGTCCGACAGAGTCGACCGAACGCGGACCACTGGACATCCTTAGCAAGGTAAAACGTCACGATCAGCTTCTTTTCGATAGCCGGCATGAGAGGTGAGCAAAGAGCCGTCTCGACCTTTTCAGCGTCAGCCAGATCCAACTGTTTAGACGGCGCCGCCTTGCACGGTGCATTCTCATCGCGTCCATACTCCCTCAAAAGAGTTTCTTCCAACGCAAGGAATGGTGCTCGCCCCCATGAAGAGACTGCCCTACGCGGCGCGAAGACCCTCAACCAGTTCTCCAGCCTCTTCACCGTCTGCCAGTCTCGCTCCACAACTACCTCCTCCCAGTACCTTTGCCAGCAAATCCTCAAGCGAACACCCCTCGAAGCTTCTGCCCTCACCCTGCGCGATGAGCACCTCTCCCTCATCCTTGATCGCAAGCAGCTCGATCTCGAGTCTCGCCCGAACGTCATAGGCCTTGATGGCCACGCAGGCAACGATCTGTCTGTCGTCCTCAAAGCACACGTCCTGAATGCCGTCCAGAGCCGACTTCACGACGTTGTCTATATCCGGCTTCGTGATCTTCTGAACCAGGCCGCCGACTGCCACCTTCTTTTTCTTCTGCGACCATGATGTCGGCGGTTCTGAGAAAGCTCGAATGATCGCAATAGCCGGGGCCGTACCAAGCCGATCTTTTGACAGTTTTGCAGCGAAGCGCAACGCATCCTCATACGCAACAGTCTTCCTAGGCGTGTAGACAGTGCCTGATCTCGAGCTCACACGAGGGCGCCCCTTGCCTATCGGCTCACCTTCAACGACTACCATTCCAGTTCAACTCCTCAAACCGGCTACGCCATCGGCGCCGCACGATGACCTATACGCTGACAAAGCGACCTCACCCGCTCAGCTGCCGACGGCCTTGCCTGTTGCTTGCCGGCGTCACGCTCGCGCTTCTTGGCGATCCCAACTTCGATCTCACGATGGATCATGGTCGAGATGATGTCGAGCGGGAAGTGGCCAGATCCGCGCCCATACATCGCTTTCATCTCGGCCTCACTCAGCATCTCGATGCCTGCCGCCCGCATGACGGGATCCGCGTTGATCTGGTGAATCACTTCAGTCGCTGCCTCCAAGTCGTTGAAGCATTGGTAGTGAATGATGGCCATCTGCCAGACGGCCCAATACCTTTGCAGAATCTCCGTGACGAGCGGCCAGTACTGCGACTGCACGCCCGTATGGAATGAGCAGAGAAACCGGCCATTGCGACCCGTATCGCACGGGAACGGACAGCCGGCAGCCGGACATGCCATCGACGTCGGCACCATGTAGGAACCGTTGCCCTCATCCGGACGCGGCCGCGCGTTCTGTTCGCTGATCGCTTTTGAAAGAAACCCTGCCATAGCGGCAACTCCTTTTGTTTGCTTCCGTGGGATGATTGAGGTGTGTTCCCCAACACAGTCCATCAACCACCCCACGGAGAAAGTCATGGATCTATCTACGTTTTTCGGTTTTACGGCCACCGTCGCCGCCATCGTCGGCATCTACCTCACGTTCATCCAAATGCAGCTCCCGTTCCTTAAGCGAGCATCCGACCCGAAGATCCACCAGGGCCGAGACGGCTACTACTATCTGGAAATCCGTCTTTCGATAAGCACCACTTTGCAAAACGTTCGTTTCGGTCGTCTCCTTGCCAAAGGTTTTGATGTCGGACGCAGAACCAATGGCACTTTCGGATACGGGTTCGGAGACTTTGGAGACATTGAGTTTTCAGATTCGATCCCCGTCGATTTTCAGACCTCCGCCAATTCCCTCGAAGAAGGGATCTGGCTTTGGGTCAGGCTCCATAAGCCCGCAGAATCCATAGAGATCTCCGTCGACTACCGCTGGCGATGGCTTCATAAGACGCTCCGCGAATCCATCCCGGTCCCGTCTTTGGAATCAGGAGAGCTCTCTGGCGCCTCGTAAGAGCTCAGGGTCGATGACTGCTCTCTGACAGAGTTCATCCACCTCTGGATCACATCCACGCGATCCCGCAGCCCCCGGTAGTACAGGGTCAAGGCGACGCCCGTAATTGCCACGCATAAGATGGCTATCGATTGAAAAATGTCTGCCATATCGCTACCTTTTTAGACGGTTTTTAAAACCCGTTCTTTCTGACGGGTTTTAAAGCCCGTTTTTTCGGCTCCCATCACGCGTACTTCCCTTCCACGACTTTGGTAAAATTTGACTCGTTCATGAGCCACTCCAAGTCGGCCTTGAACGTTCTGCTATGGCCCTTTCCTGGTTGCTTCAACCCCATCAGGAAGGGGCTTTTTCGTACCAAGGAAAAGTACCCCCGAAAGAGGTCAAGCCCGTCAGCCTGACTCGCGACCTTCTCGGTCGTGCAGACAGAGCGCCAGCGTGCCGTGATCCAGCTTCTGCGCTTGGATGTGAGCGTGGCCACTCGGGGGAGCTCAGGCAGGATCTCGTGGTAGAGGGTCACGATCCGGTCGTAGGGACACGGCGGCATGCGTGAGCCTTGATCCTTTTCCTCGTTGCACGCGGGCGGTTCGGGCGGGGGTTCGACAACGTCGAACTCAGAGCCGACCTCGTCGGCGATCAGGTCATAGTCGTCAAGAGGCGCCGAATTTCCACCCATATCCTCCCTTCTAGTCTCTAATCTCTTATCTCTATACTCTGGTGGACATTTGTCCACCCCTTTGTCAACCTCATCGTCCCCCACTGGGCGACAGGCACTTTTGACCAACTCGCGGCGGGCTCTCTGCTGTTGCTTCTTTAAGGCGCCGCCGCTGGCTGAACCGATCAAGTTGGACAAATGGGCCATGAAAATCGTCCCGTCTTCCAAGACCTCAACAAGCCCGCACATCTTCAGATTTACGATTGCGCACTGGACAGTGTTGACGTCGGATCTAGTGAAGTCGGCGAGCTTTTCTGCGTCATACGGGATGAGCATCTGACCCACCCTGCGGACCAGCAGCCCGTTCGTCTTGAGTGATTTGAGGCACAGCTTCAGGTAGAAGAGCACCTGGGCGGGGCCATTCGGCTGCTCTTCAAGCCAGTCGATTTCGTCGCTCTCAAAAAACTCTTCACGTAGCTGAAGCCAGTAGTAGCGAGTGTTGTCGTAATCCGCCATCACGACTCCTTTTTGAACAGGGGAGAAAGAAGATGCTTCGGTATTCCCGTGAGCCTCGACACTTCGTCGACTCGACGAGGTGGGACCTCGCCGTTATGTAGCCAAAGCTCCACCGCCTGTCTGGTGATAGGCGGAGTGAGGCTCTCGGCGAGCTTTTTGCGCCCGCCCGCAGCTTGGATCGCCATCTGCACGGGATTGAGCTTGCAAGTAGTACGTGTCATTCAGACCTCCAGATGCAAGTAATTATAGCCACACACGAAACACGGTCGCAAGCGATTCTTGCTTTGCGTTAAGCAAGATTTCCTTGCATACTCGTTAGGTAAGCAAGCCCAACCTCTTTTGTGGAGCTCACCATGCAAACCCCTATTTCCCTCGCCATCGAACGCAAGGGCTTGACTCATGAACAGGTTGCTCAAGCTCTTGGAGTCTCCCGCCAAGCAGTCACGCGCTGGGCGTCTGGCGCCGCGCCTACGCTCTCCAACCTTCGCAGACTGGCAGAGCTGCTAGGCGTTTCCGTTTCCCTCCTCACGGGAGAAAACATCGTTGTCATCGACGAAAAAGGTGAGCCTTCCTCTCGCGTTGAAGAAACCTCCGATCTCGTCCTGATCCCGGTCCTTGACGTGTACGGCTCTTGCGGTGGCGGCGGGAACCCCGGAGACGATCTCTCCCCCGTTCAACTGATCGGCGTATCCCCCTCGGCGGCCTCGTCGTGGCCGGGCGTAACTGGCGTGAACAACCTGCACATCATCCACACGCTCGGCGACTCTATGGAACCTACCCTCAAGCGCGGCTCGTCCGCCGTAATCGACAAGAACCAAACGACGATCCTTGCTGACGGCATCTATTGCCTGCAGGCAGAAACGAGAATCTTCATTAAACGCGTCCAAGTCAATATCGACGGGTCCCTCACACTGCTGTCAGACAACAAGATGTACCCGCCACAAACCATACCTAGGGAGATCGCCGACACGATCACGGTTGTCGGGCGCCTAGTCCTCCAGATTCGAGCTGACGTACTTTGATCTAACCCAAAACTTCCTCAAAAACCCCGCCTAGAAGCGGGGTTTTTTGTTGCGTCCGCAAAACTCCGCTTGCTCAAACAGCAATCTTTACTTGCTTCTCGCTCAATTTGGCGCTATTATTTCTTCACGCAACGCAAGTGTAGCTTGCCAGTACGAAAACAAACAACGGAAGTTTTCTCATGACCAACACTGAAACTCTCTCCAGCACGGCGCTCGACGTCCAAGCCATCCGCAAGAAGCTTGGAAAGCACTTCTCCGGCCTCCCGGTCGCAGAGCTTGATACCGATGAAGGTCGCCGTCTGTTTATCGTCCGCCGATTGCTGCGCCACGCATACAGCCTCTGTGTTCGCGGAGACGCCCTCAACCTTCTCGACGAAGCCGACAAGATCAAGAACACCGCTGTCTGGCTCAACGACATCGCAGATGACATCGAACTTGAGGAATGAACCATGACCGACACCACTGACCAACTTGCCCTGACGAGCGCCTTCATGCGCCCCTACATCGCCTTAGCCCGCAAGCACGAGTACTACAAGCTCGTGCGGACCAGAATGGCGGCAGAGCTCGCAGGCGCCCCCGCATTTCCTAGCGATGACATCCGCGACGAATACTCAAGCCTTGTCCTCGACATCAAGAAGACAGTCATGCAGGACCTGCTGACTTGGACGCTCTCAGAACACATCTACTGCGACGAGACGTACTTCTCGATCGGCTTTCTCGCTGACACTGTCGCCCGCACCGCACTTGTATGTGCAATTGCCGCAGACGAGAACCTAGATCCGATCCTTGAACCGGGTGCGAAGCAGTCCGTGTCAGAAAGGAGGGCGGCATGACCGACCAAATCAAGCGCATAAGCAAAGAGGCCGCGATCGACATTTGGAAAAGTCAATGCGCAGCCTTCGTGAAGTCGTTCCGAAATAACTGCTACCGCATGGGGGTCCCTGATCTCCTCGACACCCTCGAGGAGCTCCACGGGCGACTAGCCCCAAGAGAAGAGGATCCTCTGGGCTTCTTTCTCAGTGATTCCCTCGGTCAACGCCTTCCGGAGAGCAAGAAGGTAAAGAGCATCCGCGCGCGCAAACGCCGCGAGCTTCTCGCCCTCCCAGTGGATGAGCGCCTTCCGAAGCACCTCTTCAACGTCGTCCTCGTCGTTGATGACGTTTTTGCCGGCGCAAAGCTTGACGAACTGCACAAGGCCAAGGTCCTGAAGCTTCTTGTTAAGCGGAAGCACAAGGGAGCCGTTCGTAAGCGCAGTGCAGATGATCTTCGTCGCTTCATCGCTGGTAAACGCGTTCTTGCCATTGTCATTTGAAGTCATAAGTATCTCCTCCAGTGAGTGGTTGGGTAATTGCTTCACCATCCATCTTCTCACTGCGAGGAGAGCCCAGCAATTCGGGAATCCATCATGAACAACACCGACAAAAAACCCGCTCGCAAGCAGGCCATCGTGCTCAACCATAAGCGCGCAACCAGAGGCTGCCTCTCGCGTGCCGTCGAATATGGCCGCCTCACTGTCGGTCAACTGAAGGCGGCGCTAGAGACGGTTGACCCGTCGCTGGTGGTGTGCCTTTGCGATGGCCCCATCGGCGCTGCCAACCCTCTCGAATCTGCGTCCGTGGTGACTCTACGTGAAAACTGGTTTGACCCCGACGTCTACACCCCCATTCTCACCTCCCCTGAAAGGAGCTCCAAATGACAACGCTTCTTCGCATGGTCGCCCACCTTCCGCCGGCATTTTCCCGCTTCGTCTTCGGCGCCCCGGACCAGGACTACCGCGGACCGCTCTGCTCCGAGGAAGAAGACCGTCGCGAGCTTCGATTTGGATTCGCCTTACTCGCAGCCATTCCTGCGACCGCGGCATTGACGCTCCTCATGCTCGGCGCCATCTGACCCTACTGGAGGACTCAATGTCACACCCCATTACCCAAGGTCGTCGAATCCGCACGGTCAACGGTGTCGGCTACAACCTCACCTGGCTCGGAGAACGAGAGGGGCGGCTCTGTCGCCTCATCTTCGACCTTCACTCCTTCGACCTCAGGACGTTGGAGGACATCGAGCAGCTGATACCCCTACGAAAGATTCACGTCGCATGCGACATCAGCGGTCGAGAAGCGCTTGAAAAGATCATCCGCATCATCTGCGATGAATACCCGCAGTACATCGACCTCATCTGTCCTGAAAGGAGATCCACATGCGTGACGGAATGATCGTCTACCGGGAGCAAATCCATGAGGTCGGTCGCGTCGGCTATCGCCTGAGTTGGTCAATGGAGGACTTTCCGAACGAGACCCTCAAGACGCACATAATCGTGCGCTACGGCATGACGGCCTTCAACCTCTGGAGCGGTCGAGAGATCAGCGCAGTCCTCATGCCCATGAGCTTCTCCGTTCCGGCCAGCACAACTGAAGACGACATTCGAAAGATGGTCTTCCTCAGAATCGCGAAAGACCATCCACAGCTCATCGAGTACATCTGCTGACCTCCGGCCCTCATTGAGGGCATCTTGGCAAGCGCTCTTCCTCCCTTCGCTCGTTCCGGTTCCGTCCGAGCATTGTCAGCCCTCAGGAAGAGCGCTTACCTAGATCAACCAACCATCTGTAGCCAGAACATGCTCAAAGACTTTCTACTCTTCTGCGAATTCCTCGTTGGATTCTTCGGGCTCGTCGTATTCCTCGCAGCGGCAGGTGTCGCCATTGGCAGCTTCCTCGGCGCCCTGGCCGGCTCCGCCGTCTACATCTATGACGTGATCTTGGGGGCAGCGTGATGACACCGCTTTACGCCGAATGGCGTCCCATCAAACCGAAGGCTTCAACGCCCTGCATCCACGCAGATCGCCTGTCTGATCGCGCCTGCTCCATCAATGCCCAGGCAGACGCCCTCATCAGGAAGTTCTCTGAGATCTATAGCATCCGGCAAGAAGGCAAGCCAAGGAGCCTCTCAAAGATGAGCATCGCTGCTCAGGAAAGCGAACGCTTGGCAGAAGGTCTCCAGTACACCGTTCAGCTACTGCTCGATGACATCAGAGAACTACGGAAAAAGATTCACGATGAGGCCTGCAACTCTGCAGCCAAATTGTCCAACCCCAAGAAAAGGAGATAGCTATGGGACGAATGATCGGAAAGCTCTCAGAAGAGAGGACGTGCTACGTCAGCAGCGCGCTCTTGGAAATCGTCAGCGAGCTGACCAAATGCCCTCCAACGATCGACGAAAAGGGGCTGCTCATCAAAGCGACCTATCCGCTGACGGGCTTGGAAGTGTACGTAAGACTCCCAGCATACGGTCTTGATGCTGGATCCGTCTCAAGTCTCGAGTGTGCCCATGACGACATCCTCACGAGCATCGAGGACAAACAAGCCATTGAAGAGCCACACATCGAGCGTAAGGTCGAACAACCGGCCAAGGAAAGTCCATTCAAGCGTCGACCTCGAGACTTCAGCGTATGGCCTCGCGTTCTGAAGAAGCTACGCGACATGCAGCCCTTCTCCAACACCTTCATCTTCGACTGCGAGGACATGGCTGCCACGAGCGTAGCAAATGCAATCCATAGAGCGTTCCATGGTGCATCCAACATCCTTGACCCGCATCTGGCAAGCCCTGTCTTCACCGGCTTTCAATGCAAATGCATGAAACAGCCAGACAACACCATCCGAGTTTTTCTACTGAAAACAGAGGTAAAAAATGATTGACCCATATCCCTACGAATGGCCGCTCATCATCCCGAAGAACGTCGGCATGTACGCCATGCGCTTCGTGCCCCGCGACAATCCCTCTGACGTCTTCACACTGATCGTGAAGTGGGACGGCGAGAACTGGCTTGACGAAAAGTTCGGCGCCCGCCTCGATCTCCGACGCTACATCACCACCTACAAGCTGATGTCAGCCAGTGACCTGGCCGAGCATGAGAAAGCAAAGGAGATCAAGTGAAACGGACAACCTACGCCAGCAAACTCCGCAGCATCGCCGAACACTACGGCCCCATGAGCCAGCTGAGCAAAACGGCTGAAGAGCTCTCCGAAGCCACGTCTGCCGTCATGCGCTACTCTCAACGCCCGACGAAACTCCACTTCAAGCAGATGGCCGAAGAGTTCGCCGACACGCTGATCATGATCGAGCAACTCGAGCTCCTCTTCCCTGAGCTTGCCGAAGAGATCGGCAAGTGCCAAGTGCTGAAGGTCGACCGGCAGCTCGATCGGATCGAGGAAGAAGAACTGCTGAAGAAATGGAGAGATGAAGAATGACGTTCCGCCTCAAAGATAAGAACCTTCAAGTGCAACTGGATGCACTTAGTGATGGAGACTTCTCGAAGAGACTCCAACACGCAAATCATGACGACGGCATGATCTTCGTCGAGTTCGGTGAAAAGCTAGAAAGCCCAGGATTCGACCTGCATCGGTTCAACTTGGCCTTCTTTGATGACGAAGTCAAAGAGATTCACAGGTACAACCCGCACGGATGGAACGCTTTCCCAGAAGTCGAGCCGCCGGAGGGAGTCTTGATGCGGGTTGAATGCAACCAAATGAAAACATGTCTTGTTTTTGAAAACGGAAAATGGCGATACCCAAGTGGAGAGTCGTTTGAAAACTATGAGTTTGCGTTTCCTGTAAAACGCTTCCGCCCGTGGGATGAGGATGACGAAGCATGACGCAATGGAAATACTTCCCGGACACGACGCCGCCGCGCGGCTTGCCGCTCAGGCTCGAAGTCAAAGAAAAGGATCGAAACACCGACACGCCCGAACCCTATTTCGGCAAGCCCCTTTTCAAGGGATATGCAGTTTTTGACGGTCGATACTTTTACCCATTCGGATTGATGCATCCGCTTCCTATTTTTTGGAACGGCCGATTGGACGCCTTCGGACGCGAGGATGTGACTGCTCGATATGCTCCGTGGGAGGATGAGGAATGAGTCAGACAGTAAAAATTGATGCCGCCGCTCAGGACGCCATTGCCGAGATCGTCGGCATGCCGTGGGAGAAGGACTACTTCGACAACACCCATGACAAGGACAGCGCGCACATCGCTACGGTGACGCGAGAAGGCACCTCCGTACGGATCTACGTCTGTGATGAATCGTTGTGTTCCGCCGATTTGTGGTCGTTTGAGGCCGAGCAAATCGGTCAGGCGATTCTCAACGCAGCGAAGGACGCAAAGACCTTCATGAAAGCTCAAACAGAGTGGTCGAGGTCGCAAATGCAGCGCCTCAACTGCGAGATCGATGGCACTCAGAACATCTGGGGTTATGAGTTCTACGTCAACGGCAAGCGTTATGGAGTCCACTTCACAACGAATGATAGCTTCACAACGAATAAGAAAATTCGGACGTGCATCATCGTTGACGGCTCTGGCACTCCTCTTTTCAAAAAAGTGACGGATGACGTGAGCAAGGTTTCGCAAGACGATGCTGCACTTGTGCTCAAGATGTTCCTGCTATCGAAGATCAAGGAGGACGAGGAATGACAGTCGAAATGAAAAAGGAAATTCGAAAGCGAATCGCTTGCATGATGGGCACAACGCAAGAAGCGATTCGCAAAGCCGAAGCGGAGTGCGATGGACGGTTGTACATGGGTCCAATCGACGCAGCGGGAACGCTTGGCGGCTTTTATCTCCTCCACGTCCCTGTCAAGGGAAAGATCGAGCCAACGCTATTTCCAACTGAGTACTTCGTCAAACAGAAGGAGGATAACGCATGACCGCTACAGCAGTTTCTCCAGCACTCGCGATGAGCGAAGAGATGCAGAAGCAGATCATCGAACGCGCCGCAGCACTGATCGCCAGAGCCAGCGCACCGAACGCCCTGCTCTCTTCAACTGACCTCGCATCTTTGACCGGCTTCCCGTACCACGGCTCCACGTTCCAGTCGATGGTCAAGGATCCGAGCTTTCCACGGCCCGTGATGGTCGGATCACGAGAGAAACGATGGAAGTCCGGCGAAGTATTTCGTTGGCTCGAACGCCGCAGATAATCGGCAAGTTTCACTTAGAATAGTAAAACCCCAGCGTGATCTCTCAACGCTGGGATCCTACAAAAATGGATTTTATTATCCTAAAAGCAGAGAAATACACACTAACCCATTTTCCTGCCTTTAAGGGTTAGCCTTGACTTCGGATCTCGCCATATTTTCCTTCAGCATCTGAAGCACCAGTCGATCCCTCGTCGTGCTTTCGGTAGACCAACGGGACTTGGCACGCTTGTTCCGGACGGTGACGGTCTCGACGCAATCGAACCAACCCAGGAACTGGCGCAGGCTCATTTTCTTGAGCCAGGCCGCGGCGCCGGCCATTCTGTCGCGCTCTACCTTACCGCACTCCTCGTCTCGGGAGAGTTGTTCCGCTTCCTTCCGAGTAGCCTTCAATGCGTTCTGCAAATAGAAGCGGTAGCCGAGCGCAATCAGGCGACACAGCTCCTTGCCTCTTACTCGCTTCATGTCCCAGCATCTGGCACGTGCGCCGTCCAACTCGCTCTTGATCATGTGGTAAGACATTTCGATGTCGTTGCGGCGACGATAGTGCGTCAGAGCCTGCCAAGGATCTCGGTGTCGATTGGAAATCAGCACAAAGATTCCGAAATTCAGCATTTCCGCCTTGCAGGGCTCATCCTTGATCAGGACCGTCGCCTTACCGCGGCCGCGCTTGGGGATGACTGTCAGAAACTTTTCGCACATCTTCTGCTCAGACGGATCCAACCCTTCCTTCGGCAGGCCACCTTCCAACTTCGCCTTGATCGTGTGGAGTTTGTTGAGGAAGCTTTCCTCCTCCAAAGCAGCCTTGGCCCTGTTTTTGTAGTAGTGGTAATGAAGCCTGATTGACAGCTGTTCGCCATTCGGATCGCTAACCTTTGCGGGTCCCAGATCTGTTGTCTCCGTGAATGACGCGGCATGGATGTTCGGATCAAACGGGCAAGTCGATGACGGGTTGGTGAGTTTTTCACGCGCAAGACGCCCGCCGGAGGCTTCTTCGTCAATCAGGCGATAGATCCAGTTGTCGCTCAGGGTGGCGCGCATGGTGAAGCCGACGTGGTGCGTAACGAAGGCGCGGACGTTGTCTCTACTGAAGAAGCCGTTGTCCAGAACAAGTTCGGGCTTTTTCAATCCGTAGGTTTTGAGACGCTTGATCGCATTGAGCACTGACACGACGTCCGGAATGTTCCCGGGCTGCAAATCCATCATGACGGGAAGCTGATTGGTGAGCGAGAAGAACGACAGCAACTTGAACGTGTCCAGGCCATCTCCGTCCTTGTTGTAGCCCTGGCGAGCCATAGGCTTCAGCCCGTCTGCATAGGTCGAGACGGTAGTGGAGTCGAAGGCCATCACCTGTTGATCGGGGCCGCCAATAGCCGACAGACGCTCAAACAGACGCTGTTCACCGGTTGAATCGTAGCCCAGACTCTCGAACAGGTCGTAGCAGACATCCTCGGACATACCGAACTCGTACGGCAGGTCATGGTCGTACTGCCAAACGTCAATGTTGTGAATTGTGTCTCCGCCAGTAGCAACCAGATACCGGGCAATCGAGAGGATCTTGTCGGCGATTCCGCCGTCCGGATAGGCAGCACGAACGGCGGCGTCCAACCCGGAATGCTTCCCGACCATGGTCAGGATGTCAATCGCGCCCGTGTTGACTCGCGTCTTTACGCTGGTCGGCTGGGGTTCCACCGTTTGCTGAGGAACGGGTTCAGGCTGCGTAGCAGGAGAGGTCGATGCAGGAGTCGACGTAGAAGTAGCCGCCGCAGCTTCGCCAGCGGCACGCTGAGCGCGCTTGGTTCCGCGCTTCGGACGGCATGCAACAACCTCACCGGCCTCTGGATCAAGCTTCTCGCCGGTGCGCTCGGAACTGAGAATGACCTCGTACTTGCGGACTGGATCGTAACGCGTACGACGAATCTCGAAATAAGTTATTCCCGTCTTTTTATCGAGGACGGGAATCTTGCGGATTTTGACAGGGTATTCCTTGGCGGTTGCCATGAGTTCTGCTCCAAAGTTAGTGTACATATTATACAATAGACACTAACTTGATGCAAGCGAAAAGCCCCTGTTTCCAGGGGCTTTTCAAGATTTCGAGCCTTGCTTGACCGACCTAGTGAGGTTTTCCTTGTTTTTAGGT